CGGGAAAGTCAAAACGTGGGCGAAAGGCGTCGGCGTCGCTATCGGCACCGCGTTCGCGGTCCACCAGATCAGCGACTGGGTCGGCGCCGCGTCCGCGTTGCAGGACCAGCTCGCCGCCACCCAGGTCATTTTCGGGGACGCGGCCGGGTCCGTCGAAAAGTTCGCCGGCGCCGCGGGCGACTCGTTCGGTATCGCCAAATCCGACGCGCTCGACGCCGCCAACCAGTTCGCCGCGTTCGGGAAAGGCGCCGGCCTGGCGGGCGACGACCTCGCCGGGTTCGCGACGAAAATGACGGGTCTGGCGGGCGACCTCGCCAGCTTCCGGGGCACGTCACCGGAAGAGGCGATCACCGCGATCGGGGCCGCGTTGCGGGGCGAGTCCGAACCGATCCGCAAGTTCGGTGTCCTCCTCGACGACGCCACCCTCAGGAACCGGGCCATGCAGCTCGGCCTGATCAAAACGACGAAACAGGCGCTCACCCCGCAGCAGAAGGTCCTCGCCGCGCAAGCCGAGATACTCGCCCAAACCGGCGACGCGCAAGGCGACTTCGCGCGCACGTCGGACAGCACCGCCAACCAACAGAAAATCCTTTCCGCCAAAATCAAGGACACCCAAGCGGCGCTGGGCAACGCTCTGCTCCCCGTCCTGCAACGCATCCTCCCGGCGGTGTCCGCGTTCGCGGGGTTCATCGAAAAGAACGCCGGCCTGCTCGTCCCGCTCGTCGGCGCCGTCGCCGCCGTCACCGCCGCGGTGTGGCTGTTCAACGCCGCCCTCGCCGCCAACCCCGTCATCCTGATCACGATCGCGATCGCCGGCCTCGTCGCGGCGCTGGTCCTCGCCTACCAGAACGTCGAAGGGTTCCGCGACATCGTCGACACGTCGTTCGCCGCGATCCGCGAGTTCAGCGCCGGCGTGGTCGAAGGGTTCCAAATGGTCCTCGACGGGATCGTCGCCGTCTACGAATGGGTGGTCGGCACGTTCCAGGACATCGGCGGGTGGCTGGCGGGACCGTTCTCGGCGGCGTGGACGATCATCCAGCCGATCGCGGACTGGATCATCGGCGGATTCCAACGGGTGTGGGACTACATCGGCGGACCGTTCCAAGCGATCGCGGACAAGATCAGCGGCCCGTTCTCGGCGGCGTTCGGTGTCATCCGCGACGCGTTCAACGGGCTCATGTCGTTGCTGGGGATCGACACCGGCGAGAACCATCCGCGCCACATCGACGAACGCCAAGGCCCGTCGCTGCTCGGCCCCGGCAACTTCCTCGGCCCCCGGCAGGGCCCGTCGCTGGCGGGTGCCGGGAACTTTCAGGGCCCGTTCGTCGGGCCCGTCTACGTCGCGCCGCAGATCAACCGCAACCGGTTCCACGCCGACGGCGGCATTTTCACGCGCCCCCGGTGGGGAATGATCGGCGAAGCCGGCCCCGAAGCCGTCCTACCCGTCGACCGTCTGCTCGACAGTCTCGGCGGAAACGTCACCGTGAACGTCTACACAACCGGGTTGGGCGCCGACTCGCCCGCGATCCAGTCGGCGGTCGTCGACGCGTTACGCCAGGCGACGGGCCGCAACGGGTCCCTCGGACGGATGGGTGTCGCACTGTGACGTGGACGCCGTCGGACCCGTGGCCGTCGAACACGCCCGGCGGCACCCGCGGCGCGGACCCCACCGCCCCGTACGCGTGGGGCGCGTACCAGAAGGTGTGGGTGCTCGCCGAGATCGCGTCGGGGAACCCGTGGACGATGGGCCCCCACCCGTTCGACCGGCTCGACGCCGGGAACGTGCTGATCGACGCGGGCGATATGGCCGGCGGCGGCCCCACCCCGCCCGGGACGCTCCCGCCCGTCGACGGACTGTGGGTAGACCTGTCATGCGACCTGATCGACCTCGAGATCAGGGGCGGCGCCGGGAACGTGCAAGGCGTCCGATCCCAAACCGAAGCGGGGACGCTCACCGCCACCCTGTACGACCCGACCGGGAAATACGACCCGCTCAACCCGGACACCCCGTTCCAGATCGGCGGCCGCTCCCGGCTGCAGGCCGGGACCAGGGTCATGGCGTTCTGCGAAACGATCGTCGACCCGACCGCGGCCACCCCGACCGTCGCTACGCGCTACCTGTTCGGCGGGACCGCCGACGTCTGGGCGGAAGAGTGGACGAAAGAACCGTCGGACCGCCGATGCCAGCTGATCGCGACCGACATAGTCAAGGACCTCAACAAGATGGACCGGCCCGAACAACCCCCGGTTGGGGGCGGCGACGACGTGTTCACCCGCCTCAACCGGATCGCCGCCTATTTCGGGTTCCCCGGCCCGACCGGGCTTGGCGAGTTCACTGACCGCACGCTCCAGGCCACCACGCTCGCGCAACCGGCGTGGGAGCAGTTGAACCGGGCCGTCACCGACGACCTCGGGTTCCTGTACGTCGCGCCGTACCCGACCGGCGGACTGTTGGTCTACATCTCGTCGCTGATGTGGCAGGACGGCGTCGCGGACCCGCCTCTCATCACCGTCGGGTGCGACGACCCCGCCGCGTTCGACATTGTCACCGGCGCCCGCCCAGCCAGCCTCGACGCCTACCTCACCAACCATGTGACCGCGGCCCGCGCCGGCGGCGTCGAACAGGTCGCCGACAACCCGACCAGCGTCGACACGTACGGCACGAAGGACTACAAGCGCACCGATTTGGGTTTGGAGACGGACGCGTGGGCGGCGGATTGGGCGACGACATTGGTCGCGTTGTCCGCCTACCCGCGTCATGCCGTCGACCGGATCACGCTGCAGCCGGCCGTCGCGCCCGACGCGTGGCTCGCGTTCCGGCGGGTCCTCCAAGTCACGCCCGTGGTGTCGCGGATACGGCTCCTGTTCCAAACCCCGCTCGTCCCGTACACGCTCGACTTGACGGTCCGGATGGTCGGATGGACGCACCGCGTGAACGCGTGGACGTGGCAGACCGAATGGCGGACGACCGCCGCGAGCATGGGCGCCGGCGGCCGGCCGTGGACGATGGGCCCCCACGCGTTCGACGCGCTCGACGCCGGGAACGTACTGATCTAGAGGAGGACTGATGGCAGGCCATAAGACGTGGGCGGTGTCGGAGTCGATGTTGCAATCCGAGTTCCAGGGGTATGTGGGCGACCAGGTCGTCGCGCAGTTCGCGTCGACCGCGGCCCGTGACGCCGGGTGGGCGTCACCCCCGAACGGCGCGAAATGCGTTACCACCGATACCGGCACGACGTGGGATCGCGCCGGGGGAGTGTGGCAGCCGCAGAACACGGTCGAGCGGGCCATCGGCACCCATACCGTCGGGTCCGCGGTGTCGGCGTCGTCGCGGCTGGTCACGAAAGCGGGGTCGGTGATCGTGACGACCACGTCGGGCGGCGCCGCCAGTTTCACGCTTCCGGGCACCGCGTACGCCACCGGGATCGCGACGATCCTGCTTTCGGTGGGCGACACCACCGGCGGCGCGTACACCGTCGTGCCCGTCCTCGCGTCGACGACGCTGACGTCGATAGCGACGTTCCACCCCGGCGCCGTGTCCGTAACCGTCCGGGTCAACTACCTCACGATCGGAGCATGACGTGGCGACCTTCCAGATTGTGTGCCGCAACCCGGTGTGCGACGAACGCGACGTCCCCAAAGAAATGGACGACGTGTTCGTCGCCGACTACCAGGCCGGCCTGGTGTTCTGCGGGGTGTGCCGCCAGCCGATCACCGGCACCCCCACGGAACCCTGACCATGTCGGGTTGGCTCGACGGGATCGAACGGGTCCCGAACGACCATTCCGGCGGCGGCACGTACGCCGACGGGGTCCCGTGGCGGTTCGTGGTCCACACCGTCGAAGGCGACCCGAACACCGTGTCCGATTGCCGGCTGCTCGCCAGCTCGCACGCGTCGCCACCGCACCTCTGGTACTCGCCGAAACTGCAATGGTTCGGTCAGACCGTCCCGCTCGACCGGTCCGCGTTCGCGCTCGCGCACCCGTCCGGCACCGTCGAAACCAACAAAATGCGCGCCATCCAGGTCGAATGCTTCGGGTACGCCGCCGACACCCCGTTTTGGAGTCAGGCGTGGCTCGAAGGGCTCGGCCACCTGATCCGCCGGTGCATCAACGCCGGCTACCCGATCAACCTCGACCGGGTCGCGCCCACGACCGGGAGCGACGGGTACGGGACCGGCGGCAAGGTCCGGTTCACCGAAACGGAATGGGAGCTGTTCGACGGGCTCTGCTGCCATTCGAACGTTCCCGTAAACGACCATTGGGACGCCGGCGCGATCAACCTGACCGCGGTCGCCGCCGCCGCCCGACCCCCGCAACCCGCCCCCGAACCCGAAGAGGATGACGACATGCTTTACATTGCGAGTTTCCCCGACGTCGGCGTAATGACCCTGGTCGATTCCACGTCGGGAATGTGGGTCGATTTCGCGTTCGGGTCCGACGTCGGCCCGTACCAGTCGGCCGGCGTAAAGGTGCTCGGTAACTTCACCGACGACCACCGCACCCGACTGTGGCAGGCGTGCGAAGCGATCCGTGACCCGCAGGTCAAGGTCACGCCGCTACCGCCCGACGAAACCACCCGCGGCGACCTCTAGCGGGGCTACTCCACCGTTAGAAACATCCCGCATCGCTCCCGCGCCAAGTCCGCGTTACGTGCGTCCAAGTCGATGCCGATGGCGTCCCTGCCGTGACCCGTAGCCACCTGCAGCGTCGTCCCCGAACCCGCGAACGGGTCGAGAACTACGCCTGGGCGATAGTCGTCGTGACCGCAATCCGACCAACCGAGCGTTATGTTCTTACGGTGCCGGTCCTCGGGTGATAGCCCATTGCCCCGCCTATCGCGCTCCTGCGTCTTGTGTCTCACGTTCGGATCGTCGGTAGCGCCGTCGAACATTGCCCCGCCGAGAATCGCCGCATACTCCGCGTCCGGTTCCGTGATGCGTTCGGAGGGTTCCCCGCACACCCGGCAGACGCGCTCCGGGCACATCGCCCTGATCGGCCTAACGCACAACTCCCGCGGGAACGTCGCGTAATGCGAGCCGGCGTACGGTTCGGTGGGTATCTGCCACCAATCCAACGGAGGCGCGCCCGCGGCGTTTCCAGCCATCGGCGTGACAGCTCCGTTACCGGCGGGGTTCCCCTTCGTGTACCCGTTGCCCGTGTACGTCGCCGGGTCCTGCGTCGGCGTCGTTCGTACGGCGTCGAGGTCGAAATCCCGCCGCGGCGATTGGCACGCCACGACCATTTCTGAGGTTGCGGGACGGAACTTGTCGCCCAACGCTCCCACCGGAGGGTTCGGGCGGCACCAGCGGACCACGTTCCGCGCCCGCCACCGCGGCGTCTCGCGGCCGGTTAGCGGGTTGAACCCGTACACCAACGAAATGCGGTAAATCTCAGGGATAAGACACAGAGACTTCGCTTGCGGCCAGTCCGGGTTCACGCCGAGGATGCGCGACGCGTTGCGGCGGGCGGACGCGGAGCCGACGAACTTCGGTGCGTCCTCTCGTAGCCCGTGGGCGTTGTAGTCCCCGCCCGCGCCACCGGAACCGCTGTACGTGTCCCCCAACTCGACACAAATGCTCCCGTGCGGTGCGAGGACCCGCGCCCACTCCTCCGTGAGAGCGAGCAGCGTGTCGATAAACGCGCCCGGAGTCGGTTCGCTACCAATCTCTTTCGCCTTGTCCGGATGGTCAGCGGGAAGGTAACTCCGCAACGCGAGAAACGGCGGGGACGTGAGCACCAGGTCCACGCTGTTATCGGGGATCGTCGCGAGAACATCGAACACGTCCCCCACGATGAAGCGGGCCGTCATCGGGTCGCGGCCCACGGGGCGAGGTTGCGGCCACCGTCGGACAGGACATAGACGCACTGGCGTTGCCCGTCGACGGTGTACGGGTCCATGCCCGCGCACGCGCCGGGGTGGTCGCCCGTCCGATAATGGGAAAGCAGGGTTTGCGCGCACCCGTACGCGCCCGACGGGTTCCGGGCGTTCGGGTTCCCGCCCGACTCGCGTTCGATGATGTAGTCGGGGATCACGAACCCGGTACACGCCCCCCGGGCGGCGCCCGTCGAGCTAGGCGGCGGTGCGGGCCGGCCGGGCGGAGCGATCACCCGACCGGCCCGCGGTAGCGCGGTCGCGGCCGTGTTCCACGCTCGAGCGGCGTTCCATTGGACGGCGGACACCATACGGACGGCGTGAACCAAACCGGGGCCCGGTGTCGGGCCCGGCGCCGTGCTCGCGGCGGTGGGGTTTGCGAGGGCAAGTGCCACCGCGAACACGGCACCGATCACGCTAGGCGGCCGTCCCCGCGCGCCTGCGGGCACGCACGACGACATGACGGCCGGCCATCACCGTGAACGCCACCCACGCGGCCCACGCCTGCTGGCCGTAAAGGTGCGGTGCAATGTCACTGTGGAACGGCATGTTGATTCCCCCTTATGGGTTTTCCGCCCGCGACGCTAAACCGCGTCGCGGGGTCCGGTGGTGTACCGGTCGTTAGCCCGCCGTCGATCGTAGAACGCCGGTCATGTGAAGCATTCGCCGGAGCCGCACTCGCCGGGACCGTCGTCGCCACCCTCTGTCGGTTGTGTCCAACGCCGCTAGGCGCATACGAGCATCACACTGGCAGTGGTCGTCACAGCCGCAACCGTCAAGTGACCACACAATCCCCTTGCCGCACGTCGGACAGGTCATTCGTCGTCTCCCTCTGTCGGTTGTGTCACGTTGCGAACCTCATGCCAACGAACAGCAGCGCGATGGTCAACAGCACGGCGCACGGAATCCACCAGGGCACGCCGTCGCGGTTCTCCCACATCATTCGTCGCCACCCTCTGTCGGTTGTGCCGTCACCACCCGCCGCCCCCACCCCCACCGCCGCCGCCGCCGCCACCGTCGAGGATCGTGCAATCCCACACGCCCAAACCGGGGACGATGTGACATTCGGCAACGTCGGGCGGATATGGCGGGTCCCCTACCGGCGACAGGTCACACGCGACCAGAGTCGCCGCCAACGCCAGGGCCACGGCCAGGACCAGCCGTCTCACGATTGCGCGAACCGGGCGACCGCGACCGCCTCGCGGGCGTCGTTCACCGCCAGCTCGCGGGCCGTGTTCGCCTCGACCCCCGCCGCGTGGTGGACCAAGTAGCGGCCGACCGCGTAATCCGCGACCCGGTCCGCATCCCATCCCGCCGGTAGTTCGACCGCCCGCCCCCGCCCGCTACGCGAAATCGTCATACCCGGCACCCTAGACGACTCCACGCCACTCGTCTAGACTCCACTTGTGACTGATGAGCCGTTGTTGACTACCGAGGACGTCGCGGCGTGGCTGCATGTCGCCGCCGGCACCCTCGAAAACTGGCGGTACCGGGACCCGGACCCGGGCCCCCCGTACGTCAAGGTCGGCGTTCGCCAGGTCCGTTACCGGCGCGCCGACGTCGACGAATGGCTCGAGGCGGCGAGGGCCGCGAACGTGGCCCTCGACGACGAAATGGACGCCGCGCAACGCGCAGAACGGGAAGCGGGATGACCCGCCCGCGGCGTTGGCCCGACCCGTTCCACTACGACGGTCCCGACCCGGGCCCGCCCGTCGCCCGGCCCGGGCCCGCCCGCCGGGTGATCGACCCGGAGGTCTTCGCCGCGATCGGCCGCGACCGCGACCTCGACGCCGGGATCGTCCGATGCCATATCTGTTACCGGCTCGTGGACCGGGGCGAGGACCGTTGCGAGTCGCACGTCGGGATGCCGGACCCGTGGCCTTCGGAGATCGTCGGGTGACCGCCGCGGACGTGGACCTGATCGCGCCGGCGTTCGTGGCGGCGTTGGGTGAACTGGGCGACGTAAGAAAGTCGAGCACCGCGAACGCGGGGACGTATTCGTATTCGTACGCCGACCTCGCGACGGTGTTGGGGTCGGTGCGCCCGGTCCTCGCCGCGCACGGTCTGGCGTTGTACCAGGCGTGCGAGGTCATAGGCGGGCTGGCGCGGGTGACGACGACGGTTCTGCACGCGTCGGGCCAGTCGATCACCCCGCCGCCGTTGGAGCTGCCGGCGGGGAACACGGCGCAGTCGGCGGGGTCCGCGATCACGTACGCGCGCCGGTACGCGGCGCTGGCGGTGTTGGGTTTGGCGACGGAGGACGACGACGGCGCCTCATCACGCCCGCCGCCGCCGCCGCCGAGGCGCGAGTTTGATTTGGCGGCGTTCGTGAAGGCGTGCGACCAGGCTGGCGTCGACGAATACGAAGTGATGTACGTCGCCGGGATACCGGCCGGCGTCGACCTGGGCGACCTGACCGTGGAGCATCGCCCCGCGTTGTTGACGGCGCTGGCAGAGTTGAAGGACGCCCATGGGGGACACCAGGGGTCCGGCGGCGGAAGCGTTGCTGCTTCTCCCGCACCGCAGCCGGACCCCGCCGCCACCGACACCGAAGGCGAGGACGGCGAGTGAGGTTTCTGCGGTTGTGCGATGAGTGCCACGGCGACGGCCGGGTCGTCGATTTCGCGCTCGACGACCCGGTCGTCGCGTGCCCGGTTTGCGACGGTTCGCGGGTCGTCGACGCCTATCCACAGGCTGTGGATAACGCAGAAGTTAGGGGAACCTGACAGGTGATGTTCTCCACAGGTTGTCCCCAGGGTTGTCCACACGGCAACCGACCGGTTTGGGGTGGTTCGTCCAGGGGTTTCGCGGGTTATCCACAGATTTTGGGTGCCCCTACTACTACAACTACTGATAATTCAAGTTTTAGAAGTGTCTTAGATAGGGCCGCGCGGGTCGGGGTGGCGCGGTGACTCCGAGGTTCGACAAGGACGGGTTCTATATTCCGGGGTCGAACCGGACGCTGCGACCCGGCGATACCGCTGAGCGTGCGAGAGTGCTCGAGCGGGTACGGGAGGCGCGAGCGAAGTTGAATCTGCCGAAAAGCAAACGGCGACAACGCGAAGGGGAGCGGGGCGTCGTGGCACTACCGACAGAGGGTGGCGACGAATGAAGGCGGTTCGTCGGTGGTGGGAGTCCACGCTTCAATGTGCCGTTGGCGTCCATCGCGCTTGCGACGGTCGCGCATGGCTACGACGACCGCCATGGAACGCGCCGTGCGAATGCCGTTGTCATTGCGGTTGTTACGGCTGCAGCGAAGAGAGTGACGACAGACCGCGGTGTCACGTTTGCGACAGTGGCCCGCTCGACATGGTGACCGCGCCGCACGATTGCATCGTGGGTGACGACAAATGATCTTGTTGACTGAGTGGTCGACGGTGTCACCGGCCCGCCAGTTTTCCGTCGCTCCGGAGCATGTCGTGCTTGTGGTACGCCGCGACGTCGAGCCGGGCGGCGTCGAGGTCGGGTCGATCGTGTATCTGACGACGGGCCCTGACCTGTCCCGCCTGTTCGTGCGGGAGACACCCGAAACGGTCCGCGGCTACGTCAACACGGCGTTAGGCACCGTCGACGTTCCCGGCCCCCCGACCCCCCCACCCGCAGAATGACCAGCGCGATGGCACCACCGACAGGGTGACGACGAATGAGCGATTGCCCGGTCCAACACATCGGCTGCTACGGCCCGCTGCGGGCCGTCCGATCCGTCGTCTGGAAGTGCGACGCGTGTGAGCACCTTCGGACAGTGACGGTTGTGCCTCCATGCCCTAGCCCTATCTGCGGGGCACTACCGACAGAGGGTGGCGACGAATGATGTGGGAGGTCGGTGTCGGCGCGGTGATCGCGGTGGTGTTCCTACTGGTAGCCCACCTGTGGGTGGGGCGCCGGTGACGCACGCCGAACTGCAGGCGATGGTGTGCCAGCTGGCGCACATCATGGGTTGGCGGTGGCTGCACGTCCGCCGGTCGATCGGCAAAGGCCACCGGTGGGCGACGACCACGAACATCGTCGGCTGGCCCGACCTGATCCTCTGGTCCCCCCGCCAACCAGGCCGGCAGCTCGCGGTCGAACTGAAAGTGCCGCCCGACAAGTTGACCGACGACCAGGCCGCCGTGCTCGGCGACCTCGCCGCGGCCGGGTGGGAATGTTACGTCGTCACCCCCGACGCCCCGAAGGCGGCGGCCCCCTATCGGGTCGGGCTCGACGACGTCCCCCACCTGTTCGACCGGTCCAGCATCACCGCCGCCCCCGGTCCCGCTACGGCATGATGAGGGACCGTGGCGAACAAATCTGATCTGGTGATCCAACAGGGCGACGATTTCTCGCTCGTGGTCCCCATTTTCGGCGACGACGGGTTCCCGATGATCCTCACCGACAACGGCACCAGCCTCACGAACCCGTACACCGCGCAAGCCCAGCTGCGCCGCGACAACGCCGACGCTGACCCCACCGTCGACGCCACGTTCTCCACGACGGTGTTCCCGATCGGCTCGCGCGTCCAGCTGGCGCTCAACAGCGCGACAACCACCGGCCTCGTGAATGGCCCGTACGTGTGGGACCTGCAACTCACCGCGCCCGCGTCGATGGGGTCGACCAAGACGACGGTCGCCTACGGGAAAGTTTCGATCCGGCTCGAGAGGACCCGCTGAATGCCCCAAATCGTGTTTCCTCCCGACGCGCCGCCCGTGTGGGGCCGCGTCGACGCGTCGCCGAACACTGTTCCCGGCCCGGCGGGCCCGACCGGTCCCGCGGGCGCCGCCGGCGGCGGCGTCGCGATCGACCCGATTTTCGACGCGAAGGGCGACCTCGCGGTGGGGACCGGCGCGGACACCGCGGTCCGGCTCCCGGTCGGCACCAACGGCCAGGTCCTCACCGTCGACTCGACGACCGCGACGGGCCTGAAGTACGCGACGCCGACGGGGGGCGGCGGGTCCGGCGACGTCGCCACCGACACCATTTGGGACACCAAAGGCGACATCGCCGCCGCGACCGGCGCGGACACCGCCGTCAAACTCCCGTTGGGCACCAACGGCCAGGTCCTCACCGTCGACACGTCCACCGCGACGGGCCTGAAGTACGCGACGCCGTCGGTGACCGGGAACGTGTCGACCGACACCCTCTGGGACACCAAAGGCGATTTGGCCGTCGCGACCGGCGCCGACACCGCGTCGAAACTCGCGGCGGGCGCCAACAACCTGGTGCTGGTCACCGACTCCACCACCGCTACCGGTCTGAAATGGGCGGCCGTGTCCGCCGCGATGGTCGCCGCCGACCTGGCCACCCAATCCGAACTGGACACGGTCAACACCGCGTTGGGCGCGCACGTCGCGGACACCACCGCCGCCCACGCCGCCTCTTCGATCGGGTTCTCCCCGGTCGGGACGATCTCGAGCACCGACGTGCAGGCCGCGATAGCGGAAGTGTCCGCCGACGTGTCCGCCCTCCCGTCGCTCACGACGTCGAACACCACGAAAGTCCCGATCAGCACCGCGAGCGGTGTCACCACCCTCAACGTCGACAACCTGCTCGACACGACGACACCCGCCGCGTTTACCGCGATGGTCCTCTCGAGCAGCACCGCCGGCGCCGGCCTTCCCGCGCTGGCCGTGAAACACGCCGCCGACACCCGCACCACCGGCTCGAGCGGCGGCGCCGGCATTGAGATTTACACGAACCCGTCGCACGGCGCCCGCGTCCATTTCTGGAACACCGGCGGCACAGCCGCCGTCCCCGCCCAAACCGCGTCGGGCGGGTCGCTCGGCGGTGTCACATGGCGCGGCTCGACCGACGGGACCACCTACTCCGCGACCGCGGCCGCGACGATCGTCGCCGTCGCCGACGAAAACGTGACATCGACGAACAAGGGCGCCCACATGGACCTGCTGACCACCCCGGTGGGGTCCGGCGGCGTCCTCGGCACCGTCCTGCGCCTGCAGTCCACCGCGAACTACGACGCGTCGTTCCGCGGCGCAATCCGGTTGGGTGCCGGGTCGAGTCTCGCCGCGCCCGCGACGGGGTACGCGTTGGAGTCGATTCTCCCGACCGTCGGGATTGGCTACGGCACCGGTGCCGGCGGCGCCCAAACGCAAGCAACGTCGCGGACGACGGCGGTCACGATGACAGGCAACCCGATCTGCGGGCAGATCACCCTGTTCGCCGCCGCGCCCGCGGTGGGGACGTGGACGTCGTTCACCGTGAATAACACGTCGATCCGGTCGACCGACACGGTCCGGGTGATGGTGTCGTCCAGTAACGCCGCCAACAAATACATAGCCCACGCGCACACGATCGTGAACGCCACGTCGTTCGACATTTCGGTGACGACGATCGTCGGGACCACCAGCGACTCGCCGGTAGTGAACTACTCGATTTTCCGGGCCGTGGCCGCCTGACATGGCGTTAGGGAACTGGCGGAACGGGTCGGGAACCCAGTTCCCGCACCTGATGACCTCGGCGGACGGCACCTACCAGGTCGGCGTGCTGATCCGGAACGACTGGGACCTAACCGTTTTCAAACGGACGGTCGCGACGGACAGGATCGACTCGACGTTCAACCTCGGGACCGTCCCCGCGCTGGTCACGTACGGGATAACCCCGATCCTGTCCGACGCGCTCGGCGGCGACGACCACTGGGCCGCGGCGTGCGCGATCGACTCCCAAAACCGGACGTGGGTCGCGGGGAACAGCCTGTCGACGACCCCGCACCTGATCATGTCCGACCCCGATGTCATCAACTCGTGGACGACGTTCACGTTCCCGTACCCGGGGTGGGGGTCGACGGGGGAGAACACCGGCACGTACAACAACTTCCAACGCCTCGCCGACGGCAGGCTCGTCTACTTCCTGTCGCAACGCGACGTCGGCGGCGCCCCCACCGGCATCGACTTCCTCGGGTACATACTCCCGGCGACGTCGACGACAACCTGGCAGCCGCTGACCCCGAACGCGCCGAACCCGGGCGAGTTCTTCACGACCGAACCGGCGTCGGGCCCCGAACGCGTCTACCTCATCGGCACGTACGTCGAAGGCGCGAACAGCGCCCACCCCGGCCGGTTCTGGGCGGCGGGCGTGTTCCGGTTCACCTGGACCGACGGCGCCACCCAGCACGAACCGTTCATCATCTACAACGACACCGTCGCCACCGACACCACATGGAAACGGATCGACGGGACCGCGCAGGCCATGCCGATCAGCTACGCGAACGTCACCGGCACGTCCGCGATCATTCCCGAACCGCCCACCGCGCCGTACTGGTTCGCGAACTTCCAGATATCGGTCGACTGGTCCGGTCACCCGCACCTGATCTGCGCGCACGGCAGCGCCAGCGAGCACGTCTGGCACGACGGGACGGCGTGGCAGAACGAAGTCACCGGTTCGAGCTCGTTCGCGCCGTCGCCGTTCAACCTGCGCGGCGGCCAGACGATGATGTCCCGGGTGCCCGCCGGCCAGGTCCGCATTTCGAAAACGAACCCTGGGAACCCGTCGTTTCTGTGCGGCCCGCTCGTCGACGCCGCCACCGGCAGCGGGTTCGTCCAGGCGTACGCCGACCCGATCCAAATGCGCGAAGGTATCTGGCACGCCATGATCCCCGACGGCGACACCCCCACCGTCTGCACGTTCGGCGACCATCATCGGGCGTTCGCGTCGTGAACGCCGCCGAGGCTCTCGCGGTGGTCCGCACCGTCTGCGACGCCCATTTGTGCAACGCCGCGACCCGCCACACCATCGACGACGCGTTAGCGACGATCCGCGACCTGATCGCCGCGCCGCCCGAGGTCGACGACGCCCCGCCCGGCAACGGGTCCGAACGAAAGACGAAAACGCGATGACCGACACCCAAGCGTGGATTCTGCTGGTCGAGGTCGGCGTGCTCGCCGTGCTCGCGTTGGCGGGCGCACTGCGGCGGTGACCGACTGGGGTTTCACCGAAACCACCGTTACCCGCCGTATCCCGAACCCGCCGCCCGCCCGCCTCCGTTGGCGGGTAGGGCCCGTCACCGTGAAGCTCGAGCCCGCCACGAGCGGGCCGCCTGGTGTACCCGCAACCGGAAAAGAGGATTGGACCATGCAACTCACCGCTGACCAGCAGGTAGCCCTCGAAGTGTCCGCCACCGACGCGTACGGGAACCCCGTCACCGACGACCTCGGCGACGTGACCTGGACCAGCTCTGACCCGTCGGTCGTCGAAGTCGTCCAGTCGGAGTCACCGACCGCGGTGACCGCTCGCGCCGTCGGCCCGGCCGGCACCGCCGCCGTCACCGTGACCGCCGACCCCGACCGCGACACCGGAACCCCCAACTTCCAGGGGTCGCTCGCGGTCGACGTCGTCGCCGGCGACGTCACCGAACTCGTGGTCACCGCCGGGACACCCGAGGACAAGCCCGCCGGGTGAAACTGACGGGTCGTCGGGTGCCGCGCGTGCGGCACGCGACTCGCGGTCGGCTACCCGCCCACCGTCGTCGACCTCGCGGCCCGCAACACCGCCGCCCGCCCGTGCTGCGCGCTCACCGCCCCCCCCGAAATCACGGGAGACAGCGGTGCAGATCGTTGTTGAGGTCGTTCAAACCGAAGGCCAACCCGATCAACACCACAGCCAACACCGCCAAAACCACCAGCTTCAACCCGTCTAGCGTCATCGCCGCTCGAGCTTCGCTGTTCCGCGCATGGTCCAACCACAACCACCACGCCGCCCACCACGCCGCCGAACCCGCCGCCGCGCCCGCCACGACACCCGCGACCAGCACCCCGCTAGTCACGCCGCACCGTCCCGAATGACAACCCCACCACCGTCAACAACCCCGCCGAAAGCTCCGCAGGGATGTCGAAACCAGTCGCCATCGACGCGAGAAACCCGACGGCCCACGCCCCGAGGACAACCCACCCGACTACAGCCCGGAAACGAGCCGACGGGAACTGGTCGCCCAACGCCGCCACCCATCCGCGAACACAACCGAAACGTTAGAACCCCCGCCCACCACCCCCACGCGATACCGCGTCACTCCCGCCCCGGGCCGCCGGGCGGGAGGCGACCGGGGCGGAAGATCAGCACAGGGGCCAACACACCCACAGACACCGGACCCCGGATGCCAACCTGACCCGGTGCCACCCAAAACGCTACCCACCCCCACCCCACCCCGAAACGAGCACACATATGCCAACCACCACCGACACCCACGACTACCTAGGCCGCGACCTCGCCAACACCACACCCGGCACCACCCAAGCCAAAGACCACCTAGGCCGCGACATCGCCACCGCCGACCGCGACCACCTAGGCCGCGACCTCAAAGCATGACCACCCCCCCCCCCCCCAAAGAAAACCCTTGACAACCTGTCCACAGAACGGGTGTTCCCCCCCGACACCGGCAAACCAACGGCGTGAGCGCAACACTCCACCAGTTCGCGCACCCGGATCGTCCACAGGCCGCCCCCGTTTTTTGGGGCCAGGTGCTCCGTTCATGTCTCTCCCGGCTCTTTTCCCTCCCCTGGCGTGCGTGCGGGGGTCGGGGTGTGCTGCCAGGTGGCCGTGAGGCGGCTCAGGTTGCGTTCTGAGGGCCTGGGGGCGTGGGCGGGTACGTCGGGGGCGGGCGCCGGGTTCCGTTCTGGTTTTGGGTGGGGTTGGGGTGTCCGGTGCGTGCTGGGGCGCCGCGGGCGATCCTGGGGCGTTCTAGGGGGCAATGGTGGCGGCTGAGAGTCGGACGCCGGTGGTCCGATACGGCTCGTTGTGTTCCGGGGTCGGCGGGTTGGACCTCGCCGTGGAAGCCGTGTTCGACGCGGAACCGGCGTGGTTCTGTGAAGCCGACGTTCATGCCGCATCCGTACTGGCGGCTCATTGGCCGGGAGTGCCTATCTACCCGGACCTCAAAACACAGGATTGGACGACCGTTGAACCCGTCGAACTCGTCTGCGCCGGCTATCCGTGCCAACCGTTCTCGTATGCGGGACGAAGGCGAGGCGAAGCGGACCCCCGGCATTTGTGGCCCGATGTCATCACCGCCGTTCGCGTTCTACGACCGAGATTCGTCGTGTTGGAGAACGTCGCAGGGCACCTTCGGTTGGGGTTTGACCGCGTGCTCGGTGACCTTGCCGAAGCGGGGTTCGATGCGGAATGGACGGTTGTACGAGCCGCCGACGCGGGAGCCTGCCACCGCCGGGAGCGGTTATTCGTCGTTGCCTACACCGACCAGAGGCGCGCTACTGCCGACCCCGCGGAGTCAGAACGGCGAGGACCGGAACGACCGGCTGTGGGTGCGCCCGTTGAACGAACCGCAGAACCTAGAGAACGCGTTAGCGCGACTCCTACCGATTGGGGCGACTACGGACCCGCAATCGAACGTTGGGAACGAATCCTCGGGCGTCCCGCGCCCGCTCCCGCCGAAGAAGGACGCCTAGCCGTGCCTTTCGTGGAATGGATGATGGGGTTTCCCGAAGGGTGGGTGGACGGACTCTCACGTACCGCTGCGCTGCGGTGTCTCGGGAACGCCGTCGTCCCGCAACAGGGCGCGCTAGCCCTCGCGGGGTTGACGTGAGGACCCGGTGACCAGGCCGCATCACACGGCGACGTACAAGGCGGCGCGCTCGCGATTGTTAGCGGCCGGCCCGGAGTGTTGGGTACCGGGCTGCCATGAGCGGGCGACGGTCGCGGACCACCAGCCGCCGCTCCTGCTGCACACCCATTTGGGTGAGGGTCGGGGGTGTTGCGTTCTGGTCCCCCAGTGCGCCCGCCACTCGGGTGAGCAGGGGTCGATGATCCGCGACGGGGTCCGGCCGCCGGCGCCGTGGGATTCGACGACGGAGGTCGACGATCCGGCCGGGTTCCCGGCGGCGAGCCCGGTGTGGGACGCCGAATGGTTGGCCGACCTGCGCGACGTCCCCGCCGACGCGGTGTGGCCGCGCCTGATGACCCCGCCGCACCCCGACGCGGTCGGGTCGTACGGCGACGACTTCTGCGGGTCGGCCGGGTACCGGTCGGGTCGGCCGTTGCGGTGGTGGCAGCGCCTGGTCGCGGTCCGCCTGCTCGAGCATGACGGGGCGGGCCGGCTGGTGTGGGATTGCCTGTTGTTGACGTTGGCCCGCCAGCTCGGCAAATCGTGGCTACTGCGGGAACTGTTCTGGTGGCGGATGCATCAGGGCGCCCGGTTCGGCGAACCGCAACTGGTGTTGCACACCGGTAAGGACGTCGGGGTGTGCAAAGAGGTCCAACGCCCCGCCCGTCTCCACGCGAAACACCAGGCCAACCGGGGTGTGTACGCGGTGCGGGAAGTGAACGGTCAGGAGGAGATCGAACTGGTCGAAGACGGGTCCCGGTGGATGGTGCGGGCCCGTACCGCGGTGTACGGCTATTCGAGCTCGGTCGCCGGTGTCGATGAGGCGTGGAAGGTCGCCGCCGAGGTCGTCGACGACGGTGTCACCCCCACGATGGTCGAACGGGAACAGCCGCAGCTGCTGCTGGTGTCGACCGCGCACCGGCGGGCCACGTCGCTGATGTTGAACCGGCGCCGGTTGGCGCTCGACTGTTTCGACCGTCCCGCCGACGCTGACCTGCTGATCGAATGGTCCGCGCCACGCGGCGCCGCCGTCGACGACCGGGCCGGGTGGCGGGCCGCGTCGCCGCACTGGACACCCCAACGCGAAAGGATCGTCGCGAAAGCGCTTGAGGGGGCGTTGCGGGGCGAGAACACCGACATCGACGAACCCGACCCGGTCGAAGCGTTCCGGTCCCAATGGTTGAACATTTGGCCCGCGATGCTGGTCCGACCCGGGAAAGGCGAACCGCTACTGACCGCGGTCGACCGGTGGGCGGCCGCCCGCACCTCCGACGACGGTGCCGGGCCGGCGGTGTTCGGGGTCGAGGACTGGTTCGGGAAAGGCGCCGCCGTCGCGGTGGCCCGCACCCTCGACGACGGGCGGGTCATCGTCGCCGGATGGGAATACCCGCGCCGGTCGGACGCGTACGCCGCTTTGGCGGTCCTCGCCGACCGGGTCCCCGGGTCACGACTGGTCGTCGGCGCCACCCTCGCCGGCGACCCCGACCTCGCCGACATGCCCGTCCTCGACGTGACCCCCGCTACCGGCGTGAAAACACGGGCCGGCCTGTCGCTGGTCCGCGAACTGGTCGACGACGGCCGCCTGGCGTGGGACCCCGACGACGGCGACCAGCTCGACGAACAGTTACGCGCCGCCCGGGTCCAACCGTTGTCGACCGGGTTGGCGCTCGTCTCCGGCACCCGCGCCGACCTGCTACGCGCCGCGGCGTGGGCGGTCGCCGAGATCACCACCGCACAACCCGCGCCCGCCATCCTGTAACCACGCCAGGCGGGTAACTATCCTCGGGCGGATAGTGGCCGAACACGCGACGGACTCGGGGCTAGTGGTCGTCGAACGCGCCGCCGTCCCCCGCGACAACCCACCGAACCTCGCCGGCGACGGCCCCAACGTCCCGCCCGTCTCCGTCGGGCCGACCTCGAGCGAAGGGTTCGGGAACACCAACGTCCTCTACAACGAGGCGTTCCCGCCGCCCGTCGGGGTCCAGGCGTGGTCGGGGTGGCCCGTCGGGTGGGAAACCCCGACGTGGGGCGCGCCCGGCTGGCTGGCGTCGCGCACCAGCACGGTCGGGACGTGCTGCGACACGATCGGCCGGTCCTGTTCCGAGTTTCCGCCCATCGTCGCAAGGGGACCGGACCCGCTCGACCCGCAACCGGGCTGGACCGTCAACCCCGAACCGCGCCTGTACGCGTCCTTCGACGAATGGCTCAAAGGCGCTATCAACAGTTTGTTACTACGCGGCGACCTGTACGTGTACGCCACCGCCCGCCAGGCCGACGGGTACCCGTCGCGGTTCGTCAACTTGAACCCCGACCACGTCCAAATCGACATGATCGCCGGCGCCATCGAATACCGCCTCGAGGGCGAACCGCTCAACCCGGCCGACGTGCTCCACGTCAAATACCAGACTGTCCCCGGGTTCCTGTACGGTGCCGGCCCGCTCGACTGGATCGCCCAGAACCTGCTGTCCGCCGACGCGCTCGCGAAGTACGGCGCCGACCTCGCGGCCCGCGGCGGGGTCCCGTGGGGGGTCCTCACCCACCCCGGCCACGTCTCCGAGACGCAGGCCACGAAAATTCGGAACCAGTGGAACACCGCCGGCCCGTTACGGCAAGGCGCGCCCGCGATCCTGTCCGGCGGCATGACCCTCGCGACCCTGTCACTCAACCCGGAGCAGATGGCGTTGCTGGCGTTGCGGGAGTTCGACGAACAACGCATCGCCGCCGCGTTCGGGGTGCCGCCCATGTACGTCGGGCTCCCCCAACCGTCCGGGCTCAACTACACGAGCTCGGAGATGCTCGCCGACTTCTTCTACCGGTCGACGTTGCGGCCCATGGTGAAAAACATTGCCGGCGGGCTGTCCGGGTGGGCGCTCCCCCGCGGCACCAACGTCATTTTCGACGCCAGCGAATATTTACAGCCGCCGTTGCCGCAACTGGTCGCCGCGCTCGTCCAGGCCGCCGCCATCGTCGGCCCCGACGGCCAAAGCGCCGTCGGCGTCGACGACATACGCCGGGCCCTGGGCCTGCCGATCGAAGGCGCCCCCGTGCGGGCGCCGGTAGGGGTCACATGAGTAACGAACCGGTGTTGATCAGGCGGACAGTGTTCGCGCTGGAGCAGTCCGACCCGCGGACACTGTCGGGGCGGGTCGTCCCCTACGACGTCGCCGCCGACGTCGTCGACGTTCTCCCCGACGGGACCGCCGACGTCTACCGCGAAGGATTCCGGGCGTCGGCGTTCGCGCATCAGCTCGTCGCGCCTCACCGGGTCCGGTTGCGCGACGGCCACCACGAACCGGCCCGCGATCTCGCCATCGCTACGACGATGACGTCAACCGACACCGGCCTGGACGTCGATTTCCGGTTCCTCACCGACGCCGACGCGGAACGTGCCGCCACGCTCCTCGACGTCGGCGTCGCGGACCTGTCCGTCGGGTTCAAACCGTTGCGGGGCGGCACGTCCATCGACGACGACGGCACCCGTTGGCGTACCCGCGCGCTGCTCGACCATGTCGCGCTAGAACCGCAGGGCGCCTACCCGGGCGCCGAGGTCACCGCGTTCCGGTCCGACGTCGACGACGAAGAGGCGCGAGCGGAGGCGGACTACCTGGCCCGCGAAGCCGAAATCGACGCGTTCCTGGCCCGCGCCCGCGCCACCCAATCCGAACTCGAGGCACGGTTCGGGTTATCCACACCCCCGGACTGACGCTGGTGTAACTTCACTCATGTAGGGCTCCCGGGTTCCCCGACCCCCGGCCACCCCGACAGGGCGCACCCCGCCGATTGCGGCACCCGCCCCGATAGGGGCCACCGGCAATCGCATCCCGCACGCCGAACACAAGTGTTTCGACGCGCGCCGCCGGCGCGGGAAAGGGGAAACGGCATGGCCGAGGACCTCATGCTCAAGGGTCTCATGGAGGAGCGTTCGGGGCGGGTGTCGCTCGCGGAGAACGTGAAGCGCGCCGCGCACGAAGCGGGCCGGGACCTGTCCGACCAGGACAAGCAGACCATCGACATGTGCCGGTCCCGTATCGAGGAAATCGACGGGCAGCTCGACTACGTCGCCGGGTCCTACGAACTGGACGAAGGCGTCCGCGCCCGTCTCGCTCGCGCTCACCCCGGCGAGGTCGCGTCACCCCACGCCGGTTACCGCACGATCGGCGAGATCTGGTGGGACAAACTGCACCGCCACGACGACCGGGCCGCCGCGGACCGGTACGACCGGGCGCTCGTCCGCGCCGCGCAACACATGGGCACCGTCGCGGCGGACACCACCGCGACCGCCGGCGACCTCGCCGGGGTAGTCGTTGACCCTGTCGTCGGGCCTGTCGTCAACTTCACCGACTACTCGCGGCCCCTGATCGCCGCGATCGGTCCCGTGAACGTGAACGCCTACGATTTCCGGCGGCCGTACATCGTCGACGCCGCCGCCACCACCCCGAAGCAGACCGCCCAGAAGGCCGAACTGCCCAGCACCGCGTTCTCGATCGCGTCGGACACCCTCGAATACTCCACGTACGGCGAATACTTGAACGTGTCCGCCCAGCTGCTCACGTTCCAGCCGGCGGCGTTGCAGGTCATCGTGGACCAGTTGCGGAACCGGGTCGCGAAGTCCGCCGAGATCGCCGCGTTCGCGGAGCTGGATAACTCGACGTCGAAGGTGACCCTGTCGTTGACCGCGGTTGATGCTGCCACCGTGAACGCCGCTATCGAGGACGGCAAGGCGAAGGTGTACGCCGAAACGGGGATGCCGGCGACGTGGATTCTGATGGGCCCGACCGGCGCCGCCCGGCTGGGGAAGGTGTCGGACAGTGCGGGCCGTCCGCTGTACCCGTACGCCGCGCCGTCGAACGCGCAAGGGACCGCGGGGGGGTCGGTGAACGGGCTCACGCCGATCGTGTCGCCCGCCGTCACCACCGCCGCCCTGTGGCTCGGCAACAGCGCCGCGTTCGAAGTGTACGAACACCCGCTCCCGCTGATGCAACAGACCGAACCGTCGGTCCTCGGCACCCAGGTCGCGGTGGCGTCGATGCTGGCGTTCTACCGTCCCCGTACCGTCACGACCAGCGCGTCCGCCGGTTCCGGCCCTGTCCAGCTCGGCCCGTGAGTTACGAGTCGTACCCGCCGACGGTCCTTCACAAAGTGTCGGACGCTGTACCCGGCGCGATCTACAACGGCACCTGGTTCCCGACGATCACCGCGCAGGACGCGACGAACGCCGCCCGTCTCGCCGGCCTCGGGTTCGTCGCGGTCCCCACGTCGGCGTGGACGACGGGCCAGTCGATCACGGTCGGGACGTTTCTGTTCAACTGGTCCGGCGCGGCGTGGGCCGCCGGCGCCCACGCCTAAGAGGGGGTCGCGAATGGCACGCGCGAAGCAA